TTTTGATTGCCTTAGAATCTGCTTCTAATAAGGTTCAAAAGTTCACCTCCCCATGCGGCATACAGATAAATATGCGTGTACCACATGTAGAAACAAAGGTTGTGGCACGAGAAGGCGAGCGCTTGATGATTATTTAGCATCTGTACCTGTAGGCCATTGACCCATCAGTTGATTTGCGTAATCATCGACAATCCTTGAGTCTTCCTCGTCATATCGACTGAAATGACTTAGCCCACCACTTAGCCATTGCCTAATGCGCCATTCTTTTTCTGGTGCATAAAACGATTGTTCTCTGAACCAGCTCAACCATTCTCTTGATGATTTTGCTTGATTGCAATGTGAACAGGCGGGAATGCAATTGCTTGTTCGATCTTCACCTCCAGCGCTGCGTGGCTTGACATGATCAATTGTCAGTGATTCATCTACGATTGGTGTTGCTCCACAGTATGCACATCGATTGTTCCAGGCATCTTTAATTGATTGCCGCCATTGTTGGCGTGCTTCGCGTCTTGTTAAAGCAGTCATGTTATACAAATAATCTGATATACGCTCGTAGACGGGAGCGAAGTCCTGCGACGAATGCATCGAAATCAGATTATTGTAAGAATTAACAAACGGGTAATATATTCATTCATTGGCCTCATGTGTGCCTCCGTGTTGTTATTCTTGCCCTAAGTTTACCGTAGCGGAATACTAAATGGACAGATTTTTAGGCAGATGGCGCAGTCTTTCCCTACAAGTGCTGAAATTATTTATAACACTTTGTCGGGGGACAGCTCATTTACTGCAATGCTTGGTACGTATACATTTAAAGGTAATACATCTACTCTTCCTGCTATTTCTATTTTAAGTGCTGGGCAAGATTTGCCTGGCTTAAATAATGTAGGTGGCGTTGAATGTATAATTCAAGATACTGGCGATATTATAAAGAACGAATATCTTACTGGTGATGCTGCAAGGTTAACAGTGGTTTGGAGTGTCTTTTTGATTGCTTGGGGTAACACTACGGGAACACAATTACAGACAGCCGCCGAAAAAGTATGTAGTCATTTCCTTGGCTCACAATCAATACAAACGGTCGCGACCAGCGATGGTCTTGGATCAACTGTACAAACCAAAGTCTTGATCAACTCTGACATGCCAATCATCAGTTAATAATTACGGCATACTATTTGATTTGATTGGAAGTATAGGGTAACGGGCCGATGTGTCCGAGTACCTTCGCACGGGCCTCGCCCGATACTCTGAATGGCAAATTTCTCTGCCGCATTCGGCTATGACTTCTTCATTATGCCGCTGTCGTCTGGAAACGTCGACATTACTACTGTAACTGGTACGGCCAGTTCCTTTTTGGCTACTACCGCGCCTTATGCTACTGGTGACACCGTTGCTTATAGCAGTGGTATTTTCACTGTTGGCGGCAATGCTTTTGCCATGGACGGTACTGTTGATGGCAGCTCGACTGCAGATGCTCCTGTCAAATTGATCGGCTTGACCGCTGCATCTTTGGAGACTGAGACAGGCACAGAAGAGGTGTATACCTATGACGATACCGCCAGCGGTTTCAGTCAAGCTGTTGCAACCACCAAAGGATTTTCAATCACTCTTTCTGGTGTGGCTGATTATTCTGATGCTGGTTACAAGGTTCTGCGTTTGACCGAGCAAAACACTGTTGCTGATGATCTGCGGGTCAAGTTCCTGCGTACTGGTCCAACTGGTACCACTGAAACAATCTTTGGATATGGCACTCTGACCGGATTCACTGAAAGCAATGAGGTTACAAGCGTGGTTTCCTGGGAATGCACCTTGACTGGATATGGTCCTTATGCCTTGAACCTTGAAAGCTGATTAAGAGCTAAAACTGAATAGATAGAGGCCCACCAGGGCCTTTTTTCATGGAAGACTAAAACAGCTCGATGGCGTTGCAGTGGCCGAAAACCTACAGTTTAATCTGGAAGTTGATAATTCCAAGGCCATTCAAAGTATTGATGAGTTTTTCAATAAGTTTCAGTCTGGCGCTAAGGTGGCTCGGGCTGTTTTGGATAACGAGTTAGGCACGAAGGGTAAGATTGAAGTTGTTGTAGATGTCAAAAATAAAAAGGCTGCAAATGAAGTTAAAAAAATTAGCGATGAGGCGAAAAAGGTAAAAGAAAACATGGCTCTGGCCAATGCCGAGCTAGGTAAAACTGCATCACAGGTAAAAAAACAAATTACAGCATTAAAAACACTTCGAGATAACACTGAGAAATTTGATCAAGCAACGGGAAAGCTTAATGCAAAATGGAAACAATTTAACGATAAATTACAAATAGCAAAAAATCAATATGGGAGGCTGAATTTTGAAGGCCCGATCAATACGTTAAAGAATGCGCTTACTGGCGTTATTGGTAAGTTTACGCTTGTTCAAACGCTTGCAAACCTTTTTACTGCTGCAATACAGGCCGTTGGCCGTGCAATAGGTGATATGGTTCAGAATGCAATACAATTTGAGGTTTTAAGTTTACAATTAGAGGCCTTTACTGGAAGTGCTAAGAATGCTCAAATAGCTTTTCAGGCGTTTGGAGCAACAGCTGCTGCTACACCGTTTGACCTAAAACAGGTTGCTCAAGCTGGTAAGACCATGATGGCTTTTGGCATGAGTACTAAAGAGTCTATGGAGATGACAGATCGGCTGGCAATAGCTGCTGCGGCCACTGGAGGTGAACTTAATAACCTTTCAAGAAACCTTGGTCAAATTCAAGCCCAGGGGCGTGCCTATACAAGAGACTTGACGCAATTTGCGATGCAAGGTATTCCGATCTGGGAGGAATTGTCGGAGGTTACAGGTGAAAGTGTCATAGCACTTAAAGATATGGCTAAGGAAGGGCAGATCGGTTTTGAGGAGGTTTCGCAAGCCATAAGAAATATGACCGACGAAGGTTCTGCTTTTGCGGAAATTGCAGAAAGAATGGGTGATACGGTTCAAGGTAGACTTGCAAGAATTCAACAAGCATCTGATAAAATGGCACTTTCGTTTGCCAAAGCTTTCAACGTAATAGATAAACAGCTACCTGTAGTGTCGGGTCTGTTAAAAAGTCTGGAGTCTGTTTTAAATTTCTTTGCTAAACACATGGAGAATATTCTCCTGTTGCTTGGGTCTATTGCACTGGCGATTGCTGGAGCTTTTGGACTCAAAGCTTTATTAATGTTAAAAACATTCATTGCACAACAAGGCGCACTTCTTCTTATGCTAAAAGCAGTAAATATAGCATTAGGTGTGATGAAAGTACTTCTTGGCGGTTTTGGAATAGCCATGATTGCAATAGCAGCCGTCGTGGGTATATTTGGTGCTTTGAAGGGTGCTGTTAATGATGCCAAAAAGGCAGCGCAAGAGAAGGCGGAAGCAGATTTTGTTGCAATGGATGCGACGAAAAGGTTGACAGACGCAGAACTTAAAAAGGTAGCAGCTCATAATACTGCTATTGGTGTTGCAGCAAATTATGTGCTTGCGATGAGGGAAATAGCTCAAGCATCAGCTGAAGCAACTGAAACAGAAATCACGAAGCTTGAGGAGATAATGGCAAGAAGGACGGCAGCGCATGAACAGGCCATGGAGGAACTCGATGAGGAAATCGAGGCAAAAGAACAGCAAATCCAAGATGAAAAGGATAGTTTCGAAGAGTTAATGGACTTGAAGAAACAGGCCCATGAAGACCGGCTGGATGATATTGACGAAGAGTATGAAGCTAAGAAGAAACTCATCGATGATGAGATCGCTAGCCTGCGAAAAAAAGGACCCTTCGAACAAGCCCTTTATGATTTAAGGAAAAAAGAATTACAGGATAAGATTAACTCTAACAAGCTTGAAGGCAAGGCACTGCTTCAGGCTCAAGCTCGTCTTGAGCGAATGCTAAGGACTGAAAAAATACAAAAATTACGCCTGAAGGATAAAGAACTCGAGTTTGAAAAAGCACAGAAAGTAACCGCAGAAGAAGAAAGATATGGAGATGAAGTAAAAGAAGCAACTGATAAACATGAACAAAGACTTAGTGTATTAGAGACCGAACTCCAAGGCCTTAAAGACAGAAAGTCAATAGCAGAAGAGGCGCATCAAAGGGAACGGCAAGAAGTACAAGAGACAATTGATTCTTACCGTAATCAAAAGACAGCTATAGATGACAGCACAACTGCCTTGCACAATCAAATAAAGGTTGTCCAGAGGTTGGCTACAGAAACCAAGATTCTTGAAGATCGTGCGCGTAGAGCTGCAGCAGAATTGGACAATCTTGCCAAGAAAGAATCGAGTACACAGCACAAGGGCGGCGAAAGATCCAGGCCAAAAACTGAAAGAGCCGCTGGTGGCCCTGTGACAGGCGGAACTAGCTATACCGTTAATGAACTAGGCAAGGAAGCTTTCCTCTCGGCTCAGGGCCGTTTAAGCATGATTGACGCACCTTCTTGGGGGTCATGGACTGCTCCGGGTAAAGGTACAGTTATCCCAGCGCATTTAGCGTCACAGCTGAACATACCTACTGGCGGCATTAATTTAAATAAAGCAGCAAGCGGTAA